GCTATGGATTCCATATGGACGATGTATACCAGGGCGATAATTTATGGCCCGTTATTCAGGAGGCCGAAGGAATCATTAAAGACGGTCGATTAAAAATAGGGGACAACGATTTACTCAAAATTCATTTTTTAGATTCTGCCGTTAAGATGAACAACGAGCGCGGCCGCGGAAAGTTGGTCAAAGTCAGACCATCGGCCCATATTGATGGAATGGCTGCGTTGTTAGATGCTTTAACGGTGCGTCAAAAGTGGTACGCCGAAATCGGCGGACAATTGGCAAACGAGGTTTAATTTATGGGTCTTTTTGACAAGGTATTTAGACCGGACAAAAACAGGGAACAGGAACAGGTTCTAAAGGACGCGAACAGTTTTTTCAAAACGTTCACAACCTACAGACCAGTTTTTAGAAGTTGGCAAGGGTCAATTTACGAATCCGAACTAATCCGGTCCGCGATCAATGCCAGGGCGCGACATATCAGCAAGTTAAAAGTCGAGATTAACGGCGAAGCTAAACCGAAACTGGTTAGGCGTATGCTGCAAGGGCCGAACGAATGGCAGAACTGGCCGCAATTTCTGGCACGTACTAGTACGATTCTTGACATTCATAACAGTGCGTTTATTGTGCCGGTTCGCGATAACGACATGTACATTACGGGCTATTATACCGTACTCCCGCATCAGTGCGAAATTGTCGATTACAAGGGGGAGCCGTGGGTGCGTTACCGTTTTACCTACGGTGAGATTGGAGCGGCCCGCGCTTCGGAATGTTCGATTTTGACACAGTTCCAGTACAAGTCAGATTTCTTTGGCGAAAACAATAACGCCTTGAAGCCTACACTGAAGCTGTTAGACCTTAACGAACAGGGCATAGAAGAAGCTATTAAGAACGGTGCGACATTCCGTTTTTGGGCGCAGATGGGCAATTTTGCAAAGTCGGCGGATATTCGGAACGAAGAAGAACGATTTAACCGCGAACACTTCCAGGCCGAAAACGGCGGCATGTTGCTATTCCCGAACACATACGCAAACATCCATCAATACAATCAGGCACCGTATACAGTTGACCAGGCGCAGTTAGAGCAGATCCGTACAAGCGTATACAACTATTTCGGTGTTAATGAAGACATTTTGCAGAACAAAGCGTACGGTGACGCTTGGAGCGCATTCTATGAAGGGTTCGTTGAGGTGTTCGCCGTCCAGTTCTCCGAAGCCATGACACGGGCAATGTTTACCGAAACGGAACGCTCATACGGCAATAAGTTAATGCTTACCTCCAACCGGCTTCAGTATTTGAGCAATGCCGACAAACTGCAAGTTGCCGCACAGCTTACGGACCGCGGTATTTTTTCGATTAACGAGGCGCGCGAAGTGTTCAATCTTCCGCCGGTCGAGGGCGGAGACATTCGGACGATTCGCGGGGAGTATAAAAACGCTGACGAAATAGGGGGCGAAAATGGCAATGAATGAACGCGAATATAGAAACATGGATTTTGTTGTTCTGAATCGGGACAACGACGAAAAACAGTATATCGTTGAGGGCTATGCGTCAACGTTTGATACTTACACGCTTTTAACCGTTGACGGCGTTGATTATAAAGAACGAATAGAACGGACCGCGTTTGACAATGCGGATTTGTCAGACGTTGTTTTCCGGGTTGACCATACCGGCCCGGTATACGCAAGAAGTTCGGCGGGTACCGTTTCGGTTGGGCCGGATGAACACGGCCTTAAAAGCGTAACGGACCTTTCCAGAACGGAACGCTCCCGCGGGATCTATGAAGAACTGGCCGCGGGGAATTATCCGCAAATGTCGTTTGCTTTCCGGGTTGCTGACGGTGGGGACCGTTACGACCCGGACACGCATACAAGAATCATTGAACACATTGATAAGGTGTTTGATGTTTCGCCGGTGTCTTTTCCGGCGAATCCTAACACATCATTAAGCGTACGCGACTATTTCAACGGAGCGATTGAAATGGAAAAGGCCGCTGCGGCGGAGCGACTTGCAGCGGAGGAGGCGGAACGGAGAGATTCCGAGCGGCGCGAAATGCTGAAGAACAAAATTAGCGAGGTGATAGGCTAAATGACTATCGATGAAATGAGAAGCAGAATTGAAGCCATTGACGGCGAACTCGCAGAAGTCAGAACGGCAGCGGATGACCCGGACGCGAACGTGTCCGAGTTAGAAGCTAGAACTGAAAGTCTGACAGAAGAGCGCGCCGGATTGGTGGCGGAAATCGAGACGGCCGAAAATGCCGCAGCAGAGGAACGCGCCGCTGTTGAAGACGTTATTAAGGGCGCGGGAAAAATCGTTGAAGAAAGAGAAGAGGTACACAAAGTGGAAGTTAGAAACACACCGGAATACATTGAAGCGTTCGCAAGATATACCAAGACCGGCGATGATACAGAGTGCCGCGCACTTCTGACCGAGAACGTAACGGGCGGAAAGGTTGCCGTTCCTACGTTCGTTGCCGAGATCGTAGCGGAAAGGCTTAAAGAGTCCAAGATCCTTAACCGCGTTCGCAGAATGAACGCCGCCGGAAACGTTGAGGTTGGTTTTGAGATCTCCGCACCGGCCGCAACCGTACACACCGAGGGCGGCGCGGCACAGGCAGAAGAGGCTCTTACGCTTGGAATCGTTAAACTGGTTCCGAAGACCTATAAGAAGTGGGTTGCTATCTCTGATGAAGCCCTGGATTCCATGAGCGGCGAAGCATATCTGCGTTATGTATACGATGAAGTCGCAAGAGGAATTATTAAGGCAAGAGAAAACGCAGTTGTAGCGGCTATCCTGGCTGCTCCGGCAACGGCAACTGCAACCGCTCCGGCCGTTGCGAAAACCGGTTCCGCGGCGGGCGCAATCACTGACTTCATTGATGCGCGCGCACTCCTGTCTTCCGCTGCTGAAGATCTGGTTATTATCATTACGCCGGCACAGTACGCGACCTATAGGGGACTCCAGATGCAGGCAAGCTACGCCGTTGATCCGTTTGACGGCCTGGAGGTTCTGTTTAATGACACCGTAACCGCACCGATCATTGGTGACCTGTATGGTGTTATGGAGAATCTGCCGAAGGGTGACGCGGTCGAGTTCAAGTTTGACGATAAGACAGATATGAAGTCCGACCTGGTTAACATCCTTGGAAGACAGCCGGCCGCTATTGGCGTAGTAGGCAATAACTTCTTTGCAAAGGTATCCGCTTAATGTTGGTCAAACTGACCATTGATACGGCGGTTCGTTTCGCAAAAGGTACAGTTCTAGAGGTTTCCGAAAAGGAAGCCTCTAGGCTTTTCGCTTTTAAATCTGCCGTAGCGGTCGAGGACAAACCCGAGGCGAAACCGGCAAAGAAGAAACCCGCTCCAAAGCGCAAAACCGCGTCAAAGAGCGAGTAAAACAAAGTGGTGATGTAATGATATTAGATGATGTTAAAACGGCGTTAAGAATCAAAACTGACGCTTTTAATAGCGAACTGGAAAGCCTAATTGTAGCGGCCAAGTTAGACCTGGGCATTGCCGGAATCGAAAGTACGGACGATGTGGACGAACTTATAAAGCGTGCAATCATTACGTTTTGTAAAATGTCTTTCGGCATACCGGAAGATTATGACCGGTTAAAACGTTCCTACGATGAACAGAAAGCACAGTTGCAGACGGCCACGGGTTACACGGATTGGGGCGGTTTAAATGTATGACAGCGTAGCGATTTTAATTGGCAACGGTGCGGCAACGTATGACAGATACGGTAACGAGACAATTGCCGAAACCGAAACGGAAGTATACGTTCAGCCGCGCGGCGTGTATCAGGCAGAGTTTTACAACGCCGCCCAGTTGGGCTTAAAACCGTCTGTAACGCTTCATTTGGCCAACCGTGAGGATTACGCCGGCCAGAAACGTTTACGCTTTGAAAACGTAGAATATAACGTTATACGTGTAGATTGGAGCGCACAGCGTGACGGGCTGAATCTTGTTTGCGAGGAACGTGTAAACAATGGCTAATACAGTAAGTATTGAAATTCAGATGGCGGATATT